ATAACTGTTGCTCTATCAGGTTCTATTATTTATGCTGACCCAGACCCAATAACTGGTGTTGCTACATTAACTGCTGAAGGCATAAGAATAAGAACAAGTGATGCAAGTATTAAAGGAATAGCCACAGTTCAAGCATTAGGTGGATTAGTTGCTGTAGGAGTTGCAAGTGTAGAGGGAGTAGCAACATTAACAGTAGGAACTTCTGTAACAAGACACGCTAATGCTTCTATCAGTAGTTTAGGAACAGTGGTAGCATTAGGAACAATACTAGGTGAAGAATGGACAGATGTTCCAGCAGGAACTAATACATGGTTAAGACGAGGATAACAAATGGCAAAGACTAAAGTATCACAATGGGATAGTGTTGCAGCAAACAATACTGACATAAACTCAATAAACATAAATGAGGGCTGCCCTCCCAGCACAATCAACAATGCTATTCGTGAAACAATGGCACAAATTAAAGATTGGCAAGATGGCTCTAGTGGTGATGGTTGGACTAGCTCTGGAACAATTACATCTTCAGGTACATTAGCTGTTACTGGTAATCTTACATTTGATGGTGCAGCAGGTGCATCAGGTACTTATTTAAAATCAACAGGTTCTGGAAATACTCCTGTATGGTCAAATTTAGGTCTTGGCACTATGTCTACACAAAATTCTAATGCAGTTAATATAACAGGTGGTTCAATAACTGGCTTATCTTCATTAACCACATCAGGGGGGACTATAACTGCAACTGCTATAACAGCAGCTACTGTGACTAGTAGCACAACATTAGCTATTGGGTCTGATTGGACTGTTATTCAATCTGGAAGCACTCTTATATTTAAGTATGCTGGAACAAGTAAAATGAAAGTAGATTCAAGTGGTAATTTAACTGTTGTTGGAAACATAACTGCTTTTGGTACTATTTAATGAAAACATCAGTAGAGTATAGAAAAGATTTTCAAGATAATTTTGATAATTTGCCTTACTTAAAAAATTTAATAAAAGATGTTGCTATTCTTTACCAAAAACAATCTAGCTCAATAAATTACACTTTATTAGATTATATAGATAACAGAATTTTGGAGATTGAAAATGGCAGGTAGACTATCCTCAAGTGGAGCAATTTCTATTACTGACATAAATGCAAATTTAGGAATGTCAACAACAAGAACAACTGATATGAATGAAAATCATGTTAGAGCATTTTGTGGTGGTAGAGCTAATAATAGCCAAACTTCATTAGGAGATGCTAGAGGTAGAGGGGTTACTTTTACAGGCACTTTATCTCGTTCAGGTTATTCATCAAGCGTTACTTTACCAACAGTATCTTTAAATACATATTTTGATGAAGCACAACTAACTAATGGATTTCCTCTTTACACTAGATTAAATGTTGATGTGCCACCTACATGGTGGGCATCTATAAACAACCCTACCAATATGTCATCTACTTTAGGGTCATCTAATAGTAGTTCAGGTGGTGGGACAGGCGGTGCTAAAAACTTTTTGTCTACACAAAGCTATAATGGCAATAGAACAATTACTGGCAATGGTTTTTATAGTGGTAAAGGAACAAGTAACCCTAACGGACAAATAACACTACAACGCATTAGTTTGCTTTCAGCATCATAGGAATTAATAAATGACAACAAAAAGAATACAATTTACAGATTGGTTACCAGACCAACCAGCTAACGCAGGTAGTTTAAATGATGCTAAAAATGTATTTCCTGTTGGTATTGGTTATGGAGCTTTTCCTAGTGCAGAAGATTTTTCTAACGCTGCTAGTGAAGATATTAGTAATATATTTGTAGCCAAATTTGGAGCTAATGTAGAGGTATTTGCAGGTGGTGCTACAAAACTATTTAAATTAAATATTGCAACACTGGCATTAGCAGATGTATCTAAATCAGGTGGATATGGTGGAAATGGAACATGGAGATTTGAACAATTTGGCAATGTAGTGTTAGCGTGTAACGACAATTCTAAAATACAAGCATGGACAATAGGTGTTTCTTCTGCATTTGCAGATGTAGCAGCAGCAGCTCCTGTAGCTAAAGATATTGCTGTAGTTCGTGATTTTGTTTTTGCAGTAAATATTGCTGCTGGTTCTAATCCAGATAAGGTGCAATGGTCAGATATTAATGATGAAACAGATTGGACTTCTGGAGCTACAAGCCAAAGTGACTTTCAAATTATTCCTGATGGTGGTAATGTTCAAGCAATAACAGGTGGTGAGTTTGGTGTTGTGTTACTAGAAAAATCTGTGATTCGTTGCTCCTATGTTGGTAGCCCACTTTTTTGGCAATTTGATACCATTTCTAGTGGACTAGGTTGTTTAGAGGGTAACTCTGTTGCTAGGTACGGAAACATAACTTTCTTTTTGTCAGATGATGGATGGTATTCTACAGATGGACAAACAGTAACAAACATAGGATTAGAAAAAGTAGATAGATTTTTCTTTGATAATGCTGATTTAACAAAAATAGATACAATTAGTGCAGCAGTTGACCCAGTTAAAAATCTTGTAGTATGGAATTATGCAGATGTAGATGGCAACAGAAAAATACTTATTTATAATTGGCAGTTAGGAAAATGGTCAAGAGCTGAAACTACATCAGATGTTGTAGGTACTATTGCTACTTTAGGAGAGACATTAGAAACTTTAGTAAGTGAGTTAGGTTATACAGACATAGATGATATGAGAGCATCATTAGATTCAAGATTGTTTATAGGTGGTAAATTTTTATTTGCAGGTGCTAAAGGTAACAAAATAATAACTTTTACAGGAACATCTATAACACCACAACTTATTACAACAGACATAGAAATTGGCTACAATTCTGTAGCTACATTAGCAAGACCACAAATAGATAACGGAACAGCACAGGTAGCTGTAGCTAGTCGTAGAGAATTAGATGATACTATTGGATTTAGTGCATTTGTTCCTGCTACAAAAGAGGGTAGATGTAATTTAAGAAGTGCAGGTAGGTATCATAGGTTTAATGTGCAACCTACAGGAAACTGGACAACAGCTATGGCAGTAGATGTAGATGTAAAACCACAAGGCAATAGATAATGCCTAGAATGTATCGTACACTTCCTTATCAAGGAGGTGACCCTAGAGCTGTAGCAGAAGTAGTTAATAATGCTATGAATGGTAAGACTAATAATAGTGGTACTTTTACTTTAGCAACATCAGTAACAGAAACTACAGTTAGTAATGAAAGAGCAGGTTTTAATTCAGTTATCGTATTATCTTCAAGAACTGCAAATGCAGCAGCAGAGTCAGACCATACTTTTATCAAAACAAAAGCCAAAGGTAGCTTTGTCATAGGGCATAGAAATACATCTAATACTGATGTAACATATGATTATATCATTGTTGGATAAATTCTATGAAACTCTATGTAGTGCCTACGAATCAAGTGCAAAGATTTTGGTATCTTGCAGAACCTTTATTACAAAAAGCTTTAGACAAAGGTAATAACGAATTTACAGCAGACCAATTAAAACTGCTAGTAACGCAAGGTCAGCAACAATTACTATTAGTAATGAAAGAAAATAAGTGTTATGTAGCTGTTACTGTTCAATGGATAAATTATCCTAACGACAGAGTGGCTTATATAACTTATATAGGTGGAAAAAACACAAAGGCAGGGTTTGAGCAGTTTAAACAGTGGGTCAAACATAATGGTGGAACTGCAATACAGGGGTCTACTAAATTTGAGAGTATAGCTAGATTATGGAACAGGCTATATGGTTACGAAAAAAAATATCAATTAATGGAGTTGAAATTAGAATGATTAAGTTAAAAATATGGTTATATAACTGGTTAGCAAAAGATTTAGGCAAATTAGGTAGGGAGGGAGATACCGAACTTGCTCATGTTAATACATGGGAAGCTAATCTTTTAAAAGCACATGGTGGTTCAGGGTCTATTAATCCTGTAACAGGACTGCGTGAATATAAAGGTGGGGGTGGTGGACAAACACAAAACACTACACAAAATATTGACCCTGCTATCTTGCCATACATAACTTATGGTTTAGATGAAGCAAAAGGTTTATATCAAGATGCTTCCCCAGAATATTACCCAGATGCAACTTATGTTCCAGCATCAGGAGCAACAACAGAAGCATTAGGTTTAGCAGGTGACAGAGCAAGAACTGGTAGTCCATTAGTACCAGCAGCTCAAGCACAACAGTTAAGCACAATTAGTGGTGACAGACTATCAGCAGGTAATCCATATTTTTCTGCAATGATGGCAAGTGCAGCAACTCCTGCTGTAAATGAATTTAATAAAGCTATTAGAGATATTGGTAGCAGAACAGCAGCATCAGGTAGATATGGTTCAGGTGCTATGGGCGAAATGGAATCACAAGCAACAGAAAATTTAGCAAACTCTTTAACTAACAGAGCAGCAGAGTTAGCTTACAGTAACTTTGGTGCAGAAAGAGCTAGACAAGATGCAGCTATTGCATCAGCACCACAAATGGCAGCAGCAGATTATCAAGATATAAATCAACTAGCTAAAATAGGTCAGACACAAGAACAGTATTCTAAAGATGCACTAAATTCTGATATAGCAAGATTTGAGTTTGGTGAAAATAAACCTTATAATAAATTACAGTCTTACTTGTCGGCAGCATATGGAGCTCCAGCTCCAGTTAATACAACTACAACATCTTCAGGTGGGGGTAAATAATGGGAGCTCCTGTATTAGTAGGAATGGGAATGGGTGCATTAACTTCTTTAGCTATGGGTAAAGACCCACTAATGGGAGCAGCAGTTGGTGGTGCAAGTGGTGGTATGTTTGGTGGTGCAGAAGGATTTGGCTCTGGATTTGGGTTTGATTTGGGAAGTAATGTAGCAGCAAATACAGCTTCAACAGGTATAGCAAATGCAGGTACAGCATTAGGTCAAGGTGGTATGAATACAGCAGCAGGACAAGGTTTATTAGGAGCAACACCTACATTTGCATCAGTCGGAGTGCCACAATTTGGAAGTGTAGTAACTCCAGAAAACACACCTAACTTATTAATGGACTCTGCATACAATGCACCAATATCACCTACAGATGCTTATACAGGTGATTTAAGTATGATGACTGCTGACAATTTAGGTTCTACACAAACAATTGGTTTAGACAATCCTGATTTATTTACAAATGGTGGTTATGACCCTACCTTAACTCCAGACCAACTAAACTATCAACCTAACTTTACACCAATAGCAGGAACAAATGAAGGTGGTGGTGGATATGAATATGGATTGCTAGACAATTTTAAAGTATCTGATTATGCACCATCAAACGCAGTTATGAATGAAATGGCAATGGGTATGGGAATAAATGCACTTACACCAGAACAAAGACAAAGACTAGAAATACAACAAGCTAATGTAATGAGAGGTAATTTGCCACAAGGCAATCAAGGCATTGGCGGCAATTACATATCAAGGGCATAGGGGAAAACAATGGCAAACGGATTATTTGATTATTTTGGAAACATGAACATTTTTGGAGCTGCTCCAAATGGACAAGTACAAAGTTTATTAGACAACAAACTTATTACAAAAGAAGCAGTAGAAAGAGCTAACAAACAATCTATTGGTTCAGGTCTTATTACTGGTCTTGCTAGTTATCTTGCACAACCTAAAAATCAAGGATATGGAGATTCAACACCCTATCTTGCTAAAGCATTTTTAAATGCTAATCAAGCAGCACAAGTGCCATTTACAAACTTACCAAACCAATACGCAATGGACACACAGATTGCAGAAGATAAACTAAATTTAGAAAATCAAAAAAGAACTAAAGAATTAGAAAATCAATTATTAAATGACCCTAGAGTTAAAGACAATCCTGTATTAAGAGCTGCTGTTTTTTCTAACCCTGCAAAAGCACTAGAAATTTTAAATAAACCAAAACCAGTTGCAGAGTTCAAATCGTTTTCACAACAAGATGATTTGTATAAAATAAACCCAGATGGCACTCAAGAATTAGTAAGAAAAGGAACTAACAAAGTTGATAATACAGGACTTTATCCAGCCCAAGCTGTAGAACTAGCAAATGGTGATTTTGCATTTTTACCAACACCAAAAGGGATGAGGCAAGGTTATAAAGCAATAGGTACGGATGGACAACCATATACAGGAGATTTAACTCCACGAGGTAAAGGATTAACAGAAGCTCAATCTAAAGCGTTTATGTTTGGAAATAGAATGGAAACATCTAATGCTGCTTTTGAAAGTTTATTTGATAAAAATGGAGAGCCAACTTATAGTCCTAGTTTTATTGCTTCAAAAAGAAATGCAGAAAAAACATGGGTAGTTGGGGAAATGCTAGGTGCAGGTGCTAATTTATTTGCTAGTGATGAAGACCAATTAGCATCTCAATCTATGAGAGATTTTATTAACGCTGTGTTAAGAAATGAATCTGGTGCTGCTATTGCAGAACATGAATTTACAAATGCACAAGCACAATACTTCCCAGAAGTTAATGATGGAGCAAAAGTAAGACAACAAAAAGCAGAAAACAGAGCAGTTGCTATAGCCACTATGAAAGCAGCAGCAGGTCAAGACCCAGCAGCTATGGCAAAAGCAGAAGAATTAAAAACACAATTAACAACTAAAAAAACAGTAAAAAAAGATACTACTACAAAACCAATAGCAAAAAGGGCAAAAATTAATGGAAGAATTATTGTTGAGGATTTATCAAAAGGGCAATGGGTTTATGAAGATACAGGCGAACCTTTTGCAAACTAGGAGATATTAATGGCATTAAAATTACCACAAGGTGCAGTTTTATTGGATGAATTAGAATTGCCAGAAGGTGCTGTTTTATTAGGTGAAGAACCACAAAAACCAAAAAGGTCTGTTCCTGATGAATTAGCTAGACAGGTAGGTTTAACAGGAAGATATGCTTTAGAGGGTGGTGGCTCAATACTAGACTTATTAGCAACACCAGTTAGGGGTGGTATTAATATGGCTTCTGATGCTCTTGGTTCTGACTACAGAATACCTGAAATGTCTATTGGTAAAAAACTATCTGATATGGCAGGATTGCCTAATCCAGAAACACCATTAGAAAGAGTAGTGGGAGAGGGAAGTAAATTTCTTACTTCAGTAGCAGCACCAGCAGGTGTTTTAAAATACGCAATGCCAACCTCAACAACAGGACAAGCTACTAAAAAATTATTAACTGAAACTATTGGAAAGCAAGGTGTAGCAGCAACAGGAGCAGGTGTTGCAATGCAAGGGGTAGAAGAAATGGGTGGTGGTACTGGAGCTCAATTTGCAGCAGCATTACCAGCAGCACTATTTTCACCAATCGCAGCAGAAAAAGCAATAATAAAACCTTTATCAAGTTTGTATAAAAAACTTACATCAGCAAAACAATCTGTTAATCAAAGCCAAGCTACAAACAATGTACTAGATAATGTGCTTACAAATAACAATATTAAATTAGCTGATTTGTCTGACGATGTAATTGTACAAGTTAAAAGAGACATAGATGAAGCAATGAAAGTAAATCCAAATATTTCATCAGAAGCGTTAAAAAGATTAATTGATTACAGAGTTACTGGAGCTACTCCAAAACAAGGCACTGTAACTTTAGACCCTGCTAAAATTACTAAAGAAAAAAATACAGCAAAAGCAGGTGCTAACAGTGATGACCCAAACGCACAAAGACTAGCACAAATTGAAAATGAAAATAATCAAATACTACTTAAAAATTTAGATGAGTTAGGTGCAGATAAAGCAGTAGAACCCCAAACCTTTGGTACAATTTTATTTAAAAAAATAGAAGATTTTAATAACCAACAAAAAGAAATCATAAGTAATCTTTATAAACAAATAAAAGATGATGGTGGGTTAGCTGCTAAATATGATTCTAAACTTTTTTTAGATAAAACTGATGTAGCGTTGTCTAGATATACAAGATTTTTACCAACAGAATTTAAAGCAATGTTAAACGAATATAAAACAGGCAAAGTTGTTTTAGATGTCAATGAAGCTGCACAATTAAAATCTCAATTAGCTGCGGCTATGAGAGACACTACCAATGGAAATATTAAAACAGCATTACAAATAGTTAGAGAGCAAATAGAAAATGCAAATCTTTTACCTAATCAGAAACTTGGTCAAGCAGCATTAAAAGCAGAAAAAGAAGCAAGAAGATATACATATGAATATAAAAAATTAATAGATAGTGTTCCTGCTCTTAAACAATTAAATAATAACAAGACAGTAATAAATCAAGATACTTTTTTTGAAAAAATTATTATGAGAAGTACAGGGGATGAACTTGAAAAAACTTTTAGGTTACTAGACCCTACCTTTAAAGAAACTATAAAACAAAATGTAATTGCACATTTAAAATCAAAAGCTACAGGTGGTAGACCAAATGAAATAGCAAATTTAAGTGGGTCAGCATTACAAAAAGAATTAAGAAATTTNGGNANTAAAAAACTTAATTTAATATTTACAAAAGAAGAAATTGCTAAATTAAAATCAATTGGTAATGTTGCAAGTTATGAACAAGTAATACCAAAAGGTGCTGCTGTTAATACATCTAACACAGCTTCAGCGTTAGCTAATTTAGCTGAAAATTTAGGAAAGTCAGCTATAGTTAATAGAATCCCATTTGGAAATGCTGTAGTAGGAGCTCCTGCTAGAAATATTGCAGCAAGTAAAAATTCTTTAGAAGCGTTAAATGTTCCTTCTGCAATTCAAGGAGCTACTCCAAACAGAGTTAGAACAAGAGATTTACTATCACCTTATACATCTAGTATGTATGGTTTATTAGATGATGATAAAGATTACACTACAATAGATATTGTTGGGGGTGGAAGATAATGCCTGATATTAACCCACAAGAGTTTGGAAAAATGAAAGAACAAATAGAGCAACTACAAAAAAGCCAAGATGAACTTGCTAAAGACATGAAAGAAATGTTGGCTCTAGCAAACCAAAGTAAAGGTGGGTTCTGGGCAGGTATGGCTATTGCTGCTTTTGTATCTTCACTAGTTACTATATTTATAAAGCAATGGATAAACTAATAAAGTCTTTAAAAAAATTATTTGGTAGACCTGTGATTATTACACTTGCTGTACTTGCAGCACTACCTGTTACACCGATTGCACTTTGTTTATTATATGGATGGGTTGAATAATGTTACAAGCACTGTTACCACTTATTGGAAATGTTATAGATAGAGTTGTTCCTGACAAGAACGCTAACGCTAAAGCAAAAAGAGAGATAGAAAAGTCTCTTGTTGAAAATGCTAATGAATTACTACTAGCACAAACAGAGATTAACAAAGTAGAAGCTGGACACAGGTCATTGTTTGTTGCAGGATGGCGACCCATGATAGGTTGGTCATGTGCCTTTGGTGTGTTTTGGCTTTTTGTAGGACATCCTTTTGCAGTTTACCTAGATGGATTAGATGGTGTAACAACTCCTATCCCTACTATTGACAATGAGATTCTATTAGAATTAACTTTTGCACTTTTAGGAATGTCTGGATTGCGTACTTTTGAGAAGCTAAAAGGTATAGCTACATGATATGGGCATCACCACACTTCAGTTTAGACGAATTAACCTTTAGCGAAACAGCCACAAGAAAGGGTATAGACAATACACCATCTGATGATGTATTAGACAACCTATACATAACAGCAATGGAGATGGAAAATGTTAGAGAACTATTGGGTAATAACCCTATACTTATTAGCAGTGGCTATCGTTGTTTGGCTCTTAATGAACTACTCGGCAGTAAGCCAACTTCGGCACACATTAGAGGATTGGCTATCGATTTTACTTGCCCAAAGTTTGGTGACCCTGATGACATTGTGGATGCTATTTTTGGGTCTGATATTCAGTATGACCAGATTATTTTGGAATTTGATAAATGGGTGCATATCGCTTTTCCAGCGGATGGAGAAAGTGCTAGGAAAAAAGCGTTAATCATTAATAAGAAAGGAACAATGATTTATTCGCAATAATGCTTCTTAAACATAAAAGAATGTTAAAAACATTACTAACTATGCTTGGTATTTGTTTGTTATTATTAACAAGTTACTTATTGGTAATATACATTATATGAAAATATTAGTATTGGATATAGAAACAAGTCCACACACAGGATTTCATTGGGGGTTGTTTCAGCAAAACATTAGCTTAAATCAACTTATAGAATCATCAACAGTTTTGTGTTGGGCAGCAAAGTGGTTAGATAAAAAGAAAACATTTTTTTCTAGTGTGTATGACACAACACCAATTAAAATGATTAAAGAAATACATGAGTTAATTAATGAAGCTGATGCTGTTATTACTTATAATGGCAAAAGATTTGATATGCCAACACTTAACAAAGAATTTTTAATACATAAACTACCACCACCAAGTCCTTACAAAGATATAGACCTTTTAACAACAACTAGAAACAAATTTAGATTTGCTAGTAATAAACTTGACTATATTGCTCAAGTATTAGGTATTGGTATGAAAACTAGCCATGAAGGTATGCCATTATGGATTGAATGTATGGCAAAAAATCCTAAAGCATGGAAGTTAATGAAGAAATACAATATTAATGATGTAAAATTAACAGAAGAAGTTTACTACAAACTGCATGGTTGGATTAATGTTCATCCAAACCATAACCTAGAAACTAAAGAAATGTGTTGCCCAAATTGTGGAAGTTATAATTTACAAAAACGAGGAACTCAAATATCTCTAACGAACAAATACCAAAGATTTCAATGCCAAGATTGTGGGAAATGGTCAAAAGGAAAAAAACCCATAGAAAAAATACAATCAGACTCCGTTGTACCCATATAAGGAAAGTAGAAATGGATGTACAACTCATAGCTTTACACATGGCAGACAAAACCATAGATGCAGTAGATGTTGTACAAGGCGAGTCAGAACTGATTATACATTTATCTGATGGCAGTTCTGTAGAATTAATAGTAGATAGTATACATATGAATGTACAAGACCTTGACGATTAAAGACATAAAACTTCCAGATGGCACAGAAACAAATAATTATAGTAAAGACTACATGGTTTATTGTGAAGCATTAAATTTATCTAAAAAAACTTTAGCGTTTAGACAGAAATTTTTAAAAAAAATAGATAAACCACAACAACAACAAAGATTAAACAAATTGAAATATTGGCTAACATTTATTTGGGATAAAGGATGACAGATATATATAGAAGATTAGGTGGATTTAATCCTATAGAAGATTTTGGTGCTCCTAGAGAAAATGTAGCTCTTAACCCTTTTACTGGAAAACCTATAGTTAGTAATGCAGGTCAAATAGCAACATCTATGGCTAGAGGTATTCCACAGTTGGCAACAGGATTAATTGATTTAGCTGCTTTACCTTTAACTATGACTGGAACTGTAAAACCAGAAAATGTTTTTGGTTCAACAGCACAATTAACTAAACAAGGATTTTTACCACCTGCACAAACAGGTTTAATAAATCAAGGTGCAGAAATAGCTAGTTCTATGTTAAATCCACCATTAGCAGCAAAAAATGCTTTAATGGTTGGTTTAGGTGGAGTTTTAAATTCTTATGGCAAAGGAAAAAAAATATATCATGGAACAAGTAATGCAAATGCAGAAAAAATAGCAAAAGAAGGATTTGATACAAACCACACAGGTTCTGTTTGGTTTACTGATAACATAAATGATATAAAAAATAAAAATGTTGGTGCTGGAGAAAGTGGAGCTATAGTGCAAAGAAACATTGATGAAAGTGATATGAAACTTGGTGGATGGGAAGAACAAGATAAGTTTTTAACTGATGAATTAATAGCAAGAGGTTATGATGGTTTAAAATTAGAAGAAGGTGGTAACACTACTTATCAAATATTTAATCAAAATTCTATTAAAGATTTCACACCTGAAATGGGAGAGCTTTGGAGAAAAACAAGTCTAATACCAAAAGATAAACAATTACAAAATTTACCACAAGACCCTAGAGCTAGAAAATCTTTTATAGATTATTTAGATGGAAAAATATCACAAACTGATTATATTAAAAATATACAAAATTTTTATCCTTCAAATAAAATAACAGAAATTCCAGATTATCCTTCTGGTGTAGAAATTGTTTATGGTTTAGGAAAGAAAGCAGATGGTGGAAAAAATGTTGTAAATTTTGGAGCTAAATTTAATGAAGGTGATAAAGTTTTATCTAGGTTAGATATTCCTGCTTACAACAATTACAATGTATGGTCAGCATCTTTACAAGGTGCAGATGGAAAAACTGTTTATGGTCAAACAGTACATTTAACAGATAAAGCTGGAAAAATTAAATTTAATATAAATCCAAATGATGCTATTAGGATTGCAAAAGGAAAAGAACTAGGTGGGTCTAATAAATTTCCAATGGCAAAGATAGAGGGTAGTTGGAAAAATACTTCACCTGATGATGTAAAAAAATTAGCCAAAAAATATCTTAATGACCCAGAGTGGAGTCAGGTAGGGATGAACCCTAGAAGGTTTGGATATTTTTATAATAAAGCAGACAATATGCCTGTAAGTGAAGCAGACGAAGTAATACAAATTGGTGCATTAGTATTAGCAAAAAACATCAAAACATTTAACCCAAGTAAATCTGTAACAACAACTAAAACACCTAGCGGTGGATTATTAAGTTATTAAGGATAAAGAATGACAGAACAACAAATTAGAAAAATGCTTGAACAAACAGAAATAAAAAAACTGTTAGAAAAAGGTATTACTAGAGAAACAAAACCTTATGGAAGATATGATTCTACAGGGCAAGAAATTATTTCTGAAGTAATAGAAAATACACCTTATACCAGAGACAAACCTTTTTATGCACCTGCTCAAGCAGTTGCAGGAGATGCAATTAATTATAGTGTAGATGCTTTAAATCTATTAAGCTCACCAATTAGCAAAGGTTTAAAAGCAGCAGGTGTTCCTAATATCACAGGTGAGGGTTTTCTTGGTGATGTAATGTATGGTAAGTCTGGTGATGCACTAAATCAAATGTCTCTTGGACAGACTGTTGATGCTGATGGAGCAATAGATTTAGGATTAACAGCTTTAGCACCTCTTGGATATGGAGTAAATTTGTTATCAAAAGCAGTGCCAAAGTTAATGGAAGCATCTAGTTTTATGAAGTCTGGAGACAACATATCAATAGATGACATGAATCAATTAGCACAAAGCAGAGCTAAATTTAAAGAAGGAGATATGATTGCAAGTTACAAAAACAGACCTGATACAATGGGTGGTCGTAAAATTGACACTGACATAGTAAGAGAGCAATTTCCAGAATACAATAACCCTGATACTTTTATAAATCAATTAATGGGATTGACAGGTAGTAGATATAGAGCAGCCGATATTCATGAAGGTGCTTCAGACTTATCTAAAACAATGTATAAAGATTTATTAGATGCACCAATACCAAAAGGAGCAACTGATAAAGTAACATTTACAGCAGGTAGTGCAGGTGCAGGTAAGGGTAGAGTAATCTCTTTATTAAGTAAAAAAGATGCACCAGATTTAAATTCAAAAGCATTTTATGATACCAATTTATCTGGATTTGATTCTGCTAAAAAGAAAATTGATATGGCTATTAAATCTGGAACAGGCAAAACACCAGTAGATATATTTTATGTACACAGACCATTAGGTGATGCTTTTAAAGGAACATTAAAAAGAGCAGGAAACCAAGCTGAAAAATTTGGCAGTGGTAGAATTGTAACAGTTGATGCTATGACAGAAACAGCATTAGGTTCATTAGACACAATCAAAAAGCTAGAAAAAGCATATGAAAATAATCCTTTAGTTAATATTAAAGTAGTAGACAACTCAACTGATGTTCCAAAAATAATTACAACTAAAGAATTACCTAAAGTTAAAACTAAAGCAGAGGCAGAAAAAGAATTATTCAGATTGTTAAGAGAAGAAAAAGCAAGACCAGATACAAAAATAACAGATGAAGTTTACAATAGAATTATGAAAGGCAAGAAAGACCCAATTGCAGAAAAAGAAGCATTTGATAATTCTGGAGAAGTGCTAGGAGATATAATCTACGGATATTAAAAAAGCTCCCTTTTGAGGAGCTTGATTAACCTAGTTAGTTTACCTACCATACCCAATAGCTGTTTCGTGTAACTCATGCCCATTGTATTTAGAAGCATAAGAATAACTCGCTATTTTGACACTGTTTGTTTCACCATTTACAATTTTAGTAAAAGGTTTTCCAATAACATTACCACTGTTAGCTGTTATTTTCTCATACCCACCTGAAAGTTCTGAACCATAATTCTTACCAACTTCAACTAACTCAATTTTTCTTTTACCTAGTTTTTTTAAAACCTTGTAAAATTCAATGTGAGTCTCATCATATCCCCAACTAGTGTAAAGTAAATCTCCAATCTCAAGATTATGCTCACTTTCTCTCTTGGCTTTTCTTTCTGCTTTCCATTTAATATCAGACTCAATTGATTCTACAGTCTCTTTAATAAAAGCATCTAACTTTTCAGTAGTCTTAAATCTATAATACCATCTACTTTTTTTACTATTTCCAACATAAGCAATGCCAGAAGTTTTTTCTTTATTAGCATAGACAATCAGATTTTTAAGAGACTCACCACCTTCAAAGTAAACCTCATAACCATCTGGAATAAATCTAGCATTAATATATTCTTCAAACTTTGTCATATCTACTCTCCTTTTTTTTCTATTGCAATCACTATGCCACTTTTTTCAAAAACTTTTTCAGCATAAACAATAGCTTTGTTAAGACTCTCAAAAACTTTTCCATCACCACTCACAAATTTTTCCATTACACAGCTCCCAATTCAATAGCAAACGCAACCCAAGCAACAGCCAAACCACCCCAAAAAACCAACCCTTCAACCAGTATTTTTTCCATCTCTTGTCTCCTTTGTTATTAACCCTACATACATATAATAGCAAATCTACAGTAAATAGCAAGTCTTTTTACAAGTATTTTTAAGTTATAAAATACCATCATCATAGTCATCTTCAGGGTAATATGGCATACCATTTGAATATTTTTTGTCCCATTCAGCTTCACATTTTCCACAAAAAACTACATCACCATTCCAACCTGTGCTACCACATTTAAGTTTAGGTTCTGTTTCGGAAGGTCTGCCACTCCAGACCTTTCCCTCACAAACACCACTTGATTTATTAATGTCTCTCATTGGATTCATTATAAATCTCCTGATTCCATTTTTGCAAAAATTATTTTCTTTGCATTGTTAAGAACTTTAGTAGCCATTGCAGCATTGTTCGGTGCAACCCAACCCTCGTTATCTTCACCATTGAGTTCCTCACCTAGTAACTCTTGTACATCAGACAACATACCTGCAATGTACATCAAACTTCTTTCATATTCTCTATCCATTATTTTTCTCCTTTGTTATTTCATTAAATGATGTAAACTCATTTACACCATATTCTTTATCATATGCTAGGCAGTAATCCCAGTTTTTTAGCAACCACTTATTGAGTGGCAGTCTTTTGTCTTTATCTTCTAATCTCCATTTAAGTAATGGATAAATTGTTTTTTTGTTTTTCATCTCTGACCCCTTTGTTATTTACAAATTAATAATACATGATTAAATATTAAATACAAGTCTTTTGTTAAAATACTTTACTTTTATATAATGATGATGATGTAATTAAGTTACGACTTATATTGTATTTGTCTGAAACTTTCCATTCTGCATTAAGATTAGAAGTTGCTAAAACAAATTCTTTATCAACTTTGACATCATCAATATGTCTTTTAAAAACTATTCTATAAATATTTTCCAATATTATCTCCTTATGAGGAAGCCGCAGCTTCCTCTCTTTCTTTACCAATCAAAGCAATTCTGTAAGGAATCACAAACTTGTCATTACACTTCTTACAACACCTACCCTCACCCTCTAAATCCCACTTTCTAAACTTTTTAGGAATAGGTTCAACATTGTGACCAAAACCAAACTCAACATCACCACACAAACCACAAGCAATGTAACCTCTTTCTGCAATCTTTTTCATCTCTTGTCTCCTTTGTTAATCAACTTACATATACATAATAGCAAACTGAATAATAAATGCAAGTCTTTTAACAAAATACTTTACTTTTATATTAGAGCTGTTATTATGTATCTGTTGTTAATAAATAAGGAGATAAAAATGGAAACAAAAAACATAACTGAGTTAGTAGAAAAATATGTAGCAATATTAAATAAACCTAAAAACAATAGGTTCGGTAAAGTTTTTAGTTACACAACAGGAAGAAAATATTTTAAAGTTATTGATGAATCATCTGTTGAAGCTTTTGTTGAAAAAACAACAGGGGATGTTTACAAACCTGCAAGTTGGGCAGCACCAGCAAAAATATCAAGATACAATTTAACTACAGATTTAAATTTGCTTGACGAAGTTATTAAATCAACTAGTAGTTATTTGTATAAAGAAGTAGTAGATAAATATATAAAAGGAGAAAAATAATGGACATTAGAAAAAACGCTGAAATCATTAAAGACCAACTAGCTTTTGCTAGTCAGTTTAGTCAGGAAAGATATTTTGAGGAACATGGTGAACCTGCATACTGTGGTTTTGCTTGGGTAGAAGTTCCTGTGACTAGGACTAACAGTAAACTTGCTAAAGATTTAATGGCAATAGGTTTTAAACCAAGTTGGAAACCAAAAGTAGTAGATTTAAATGTACACCAAGTTGTAGGTCACTATGGTCAAAGCATGGATTTAAAAATTCAAGGTGCTAATGCTATAGTTGACGAACTTAAAAAGTTAGGCATTGAAAATGCTTATGTGCAAAGTAGAGCTGATTAACTAACTAGGAAAAATTAGAGAGCTTCGGCTCTCTTTTTTTATGCGTAAATTCTTTGACCTACAATCATTAATAAATTATCCATTGCTAAATCTAAATTTTTTTCATAAAACATAGGTTTGTTTCCTTTAAGAAACCGATAGTAAATTGCTGATTTTTGAATATCAGGCAATCCATCTATGACAGCATCAACAATCTTAATATTATTCATATCAGTTTTAGATACCATATCCTCAAATACTTCTGATGTAGACTCACCACCAGTAGAAAAATAACTGGTACTACTTGGATAACCTAATCCATGCTTATCTACTTTCATCCACCTAGACCAATCATCTAGGATAGTCATGAGACGACTAATCCTCACTCACCACCTTCATAAACAGTGTTTACAGTTCTATACATATGAGGTGTGCCTTGTGGATATGATACATTTTTTCCATCATCCATCTTATGAGATTTTTTACTTTTAACTTTAAAGTTATCTAATATTTCTTTTGGGTAAAACATTGTAGCTAATGCACAATCAATCTTCTTGGAATACACAGTGTTTCTTTGAGTTTTTCTTCTTACTAATAAATCTTTAATACATAAACTTCTAATAATATGTGCTGATGTAGTTTCTTCAATACCTATATCATCTGCTACATCTTGAATAGTTAATTCTTTTCCACCATCAAACAAAGCATAAATCATTTCTGATATTTGAAACCTTTGTAATTTTCTGCCATCTTTTAAATCATACCAATGTAAGTTAGTTTGATTTTTTAATTTTTCGTATTTCATAACTCTCCTTTAGTTACAATTTTTCCAGATGGTTCATGAACAATGTGAAATTCTTTTCCTTTACTCATTAAAAAATATGTATATCCTTCCCATATATATTTATGTTCTTTCCATTGTTCTTTATTTTTCTTTAATGTTTCTTTCCCTTTTTCCATTCTTACAAATTCCTTCTAAATATTTATTATAAGTACACCACCATTTTTTATAAAAAAACTTACCTTGTTTTTTACACACATGGCATAGGTGTGGTTTGTTTAAATTAACCTTCATCTACTAATGGGTCATCAATATACTCATCTGGCATTAGTAATTCTTTTCTTTTTTTCTTTTCAATAATAATAGAAATAGCTTTTGTAATATCTTCTAACTCTAAAGCAACATAAGTTTCACCAAGTTCATCTACAATTAAATAACCATTTTTGGCTACAAAAACTTCTATCATTGGAACATCATCTACATCCATAAAATATCTCCGTTAAAAACATATACTTCCATTTGCAGTTGGTTGACAAACAGTTAATTTATCAGTTCCATATACAAATGTTGATTCATCATCAGATACTTCAACATCATAATTGACTGAACCTTCATTGTCTATATACACAATTGAATCTGGTGCATCAATAATAACTAATGAGCCATCATCAGTCCAAACACTTTCTGCATTTATAGAACCACTTAACAACATTAATAATAATAATCTCATTTAAGTCTCCAATTTATATTCTGCAAAATGACATTTCTCACCAAATTTATTTTTTCTAGCAACTCTGTTAGTTTTAATGTCATAACCTTTATCTTTTAAATTAAATATTACTGCACTTAATCTATAAACACCACAAAATCTCCAAGAACTTAATGGGTTAATTTTGCTTTTTAGTTTTAAAAAATCTAATACTCTACTTTCTTGTTTAGTTAATTCACTTCCAGCTTGTAACATACTTAACTCCTTTAATTATTAAAATATAAATAATACAAATCCATATTGCTAAAACAGTAGCTCCCATTACTACAAGAGCTACTCCTAGTAATACATTAAAAAGGTACATCAGACTCTAAATCATCAAAACTTTGAGCTTGTTTAGGACTCGGCTTTGATTGTTCTTCTTCTTTAGGTTGTCTAGTTCCTGATATAAACTTTGTTCCTTTAGCAGATTCACGAATCCAACCAGCAATCTTATGCTCTACACCATTAGCATCAATTTCAGTTCCAGTGTAATCAGGTCTTTTAGGGTTGTCTCCTTTATCATTCTTAAATAGAACCCATGTGTTTCTATTGTCATACTCTTGTGCCATTTTACTTCTCCTTAATATCGTTGACCATATCGTCAACTTTGGTTAAAAATTCTTTTAATGATGCTTCCATTTTTTCAATGTATTCATCATCTCTTGTTACTTCTACTAGAACCATTTGTTGTTTAGGTTCAAAGTTTGGATTGTAAGATACAAAGTCAGCTTTTATAGCTCCAGTACAAGCCATTTGAAATTGCACCTGCGGTTTATATTGTGATGGTAATTTTTTATCCATTAATGTTTTAGTGTGGGTCGTATCAGAAGGACACTTTATTTCCAAAACTCCTATAGCATTTTCATTACCATTTTCTAAATCAAAAATAGCATCTGGACTACAACCTGACCATCCAATATTAGGGTGGTGCATAAACCCTACTTCCTCAACCTTTTTTTTAGTTACTAATTCATACAGTTTTCTAGCATCTGGCTCTCTGTCAATTCCGTTTTGCATAGCTTGATTAATATATGTATCAGTTCTTTTGCCAGTTAATCGTTCAGCAACTTTTTGTATTAACAAATCTTCCTCTTGTTGGTAAGGACTACCATCTTTCTTTTTGTTAATAATTTTTGCTATTTCACTAGCTCCAACCTTACCTAACCTAACTTCATACCATTCTTCAGTTCGCTGCTCCATTATAAAAAATCTCCATTATCTATAATTTCTTTTGCAGTAGCTTCTAAATCTTTATTGTTTTGAGAATCTGGGTCTTTATTATCATCTAATAAAAATAAACCTGCTAAAGCATATTTTCTTGCATAGCTACTAGCAGAACCAAATTTCTGACTTAAATTCATACCTTTTTGATTTAGGTCAATACCTGCTTGAGCTTGTGCTGTAATTTTCATGTCTTCTTTACCATCAACCATAAACACCACTCTTGCTTGAACATAAGCCAACTTATCTCCACAGTTTTGAACAGAATCAGTTAAGTATATAGTTGCGTTTTGTTCTTCAAGTAAAGGTTTTAATGCAACTAATATATCTTCACAACTTCTGTAATTAAATTTACCAAACTCATTGTGTTGATTTTTTGTAACTGAAATTGCTTGTTGTATTGCCTTTAGTTCTTTCATTTATATCTCCTTTGTTTTAGATGCCATAACTAATTCTTGGTAAGCATCTGGGTTAATCTGTTTAATCATACCCAGAACTGAATGAGCTCCAGAGTCCAGAATAATATCTGAAAAAGTATTTATTGCAAATATTTGACTTGCTTCTTCCATTACTTGTTGTTCCATTTTTATCTCCTTTGTTATTAAGATAACACCATGATACACTTCCCAAACATAATGTCAAATTATTTTATAAAAGTTATTGCAAATGTTTTTAAAGTATTATATTGTGTATTCAATGCAATGAAGCATTTTAATTTAAAGGGGAAGTTATGACTTACAATCAAGCAATAAAATTATATGATGGTAGCCGAAGAAAAATGGCAGAACATTTAGGATTATCTGTTCAAGCTGTGGCTCATTATTCTAAAAATCCAGATGCACAATTACCACCAGCCAGAGTTTTTATGATTAAAACTTTACTAGGAATTAAAGATAATTTAGAAGTTAAAATTACTGCAAAAGGTGAAGTGGTATAAATAAAAATACAAAGGAGAAAGTAGTGCAAATAAAAAATTGGAAACAATTTCAACCACCTTTAAGGTCTGANAGAAATGTTATTTGGATTAAGTTGTACAGAAAAATTCTTGATGATTTTGAATGGAGTAATTTAACCGATAGCAACAAAGCAACTTTGATAGAACTGTGGTTATTAGCATCAGAAAATGAGGGTAATTTACCATCAGTTGATGAAATATCTTTTAGATTAAGAAAAGATAAATCGTTTATAAACAAACAGTTGGAACAATTGGCATCATTTGTTTTACAAGATGTTGCCGAAGTGTTGCCAAATCGGTTGCCTAGAGTAGAGGAGAGTAAGAGTAAGAGTAGAGTAAGAGTAGAGATAGATATGGGGTTTGATATGTTTTGGAATACTTATCCAAAAAAGGTTGGTAAAGGTAAAGCTGAAATAGCTTGGAAAAAACACAAACCTAATATAGACCATGTATTGCAAACTTTAACTTGGCAAAAAGAAAGTAAAGAATGGTTTAAGGATAATGGTGCATTTATTCCACATCCAACTACTTACATAAATGGTAAAAGATGGTTAGATGAAAGAACAGAGGAGATAACATTTTGAATAACGAAAACAAAAAACAATTTAAAGAAATGTTAGATACTGTATTTGATATTTATAATAGAAATCATGCCGACCAAAATCTATTAAGGGTTTGGTGGTTAAAATTACAAAGTTACGATATGCCAATTGTTAATCAAGCATTTGATAGTTGGACTACAACTTCTAATAAATTTCCTACACCACATGACATTATTTTACTTTGTAGACAAAAAAAATTAGATACACAAGTTGCAAAGAAAATACCATACAAATCTATGTCATTAGAAAAAAGAAAAGAAATATCAGAAAAGCTACAAGGTTTAATTAAAAAAATGAGAGGGGTTGCATGAACTTTACATTAAACAAAAATAATTTGAATGGATTAGTTGGCAAACTAAAAGAACTAGACCAAGACAAATTGTGGTCTGTAACAGTAAAGCCATACAAGTCTACTCGTTCACTTGACCAAAATGAATATTATTGGAAATTAGTAACTGAACTTGCAGATTACTTTGGATTAAAGTCTAAAGATGAAATGCACGAAGTGTTATTATATAAATTACTATCTGAAGAAAAGCAGATAAAAAATTTAAAGGTAATGACTATTGGTAGCACTACTAAATTAAATGTAAAACAATTTAACGAGTACCTAGAAAAAGTTAAAGAGTTTGCAAGAGGATATGGTTTTAAACTTGGCGAAGAAGAAATCAAAGACTAAAGATGAAAAAAATTGGCTTAACAAAATAAGTAGCTTTGGTTGTGTTATTTGTAGAAAGCATTATGAAATAGATGATGCACCACCTGCTAACTGCCACCATATCCGACAAGGGATGGGTGCAGGACAAAAGAATAGTCATTACATGGTGCTGCCACTTTGCTGGGAACATCATCAAGGTCAGGATGGATTTCATCATGCACCAAAGACTTGGCAAGAAAAATATGGAACAGAAGCAGAACTTTTAGAATGGGTACTTAATAAATTGGAGAAATAACTATGGTTGAATACGCATTTGTTTTATTAGTAAGCAACACAGCTTTAGATGAAAAGTATATAGGTCATTTTAAATCTTGCGAAGTTGCACAGGTTCATTATTTTCTTTTTGAAAATGAAAATTACAATGGCTTTAGATGTTTAACTAAAGAGTATGCTCCAATACCAGAGGGTACACCAATTAGAAATATAGACATGAGTAATGGGTCTTTTAGATACCAAGTTACTAAACCATATTGTAAATTTAAAAGGAATTGTAATGGGTAAAGGTTCAGGTCGTAGAAAAGAAAATACAAAATTAGTGGAAGCAAACTGGGATAGAATATTTAATAATAAACCTAACGATAAACAATTTAAGGATAAAGATGTCTCCGACACAAAGAACTCTAGCCAGACTAAAAAAAGAAAATTTTGATTTAGTGGAAGTAGTTGAACACTATAATTTTTTTTCCAAGAAACGACACGATTGCTTTTCTATTTTAGACATTATTGCTATTAAAGATAAAGACACTTATGGAATTCAAGTTACAAGCTATAGTAATGTATCAGCTAGAATAAAAAAAATAACAGAATCAAAAGCATTGCCTTTTTTAAGAAAAGCTAATTGGACAATTTTGGTAGAGGGGTGGCATAAAAAAAATAATAGATGGGTTTCTAGGATAGTAGATTTAAGTTAAAAAAAAGGGAGCAATTAAGCTCCCTTAAATTACTTCTTAACATAATAACCTCTAACTATAGATTTTTCTTTCCATAGTCCCCATATAGGTTTACCTTGTTTTGCTACAAACATATGACCTCTAACACTAACAACGATTGGGTTTTTTAAAAATTCTGCATCTTTTAAAAAGTTTTTAGATTGCATCCTTTTGTAAGGAACATATTTCATTTTAAACTTTTTTTCTAATTTAGATACAATAGACCAACAAGTGCCTCGTGCTTTTTTTCTTCCAAGTTTGTAACTTAACTTTGCAAGAGATTTATATTCAGTACCAGTTGCTAAAGCAAATGAAACAATTGCACAATCTTTGCCTTCATTTAACTCTTTTCGTTGTATTTCTAGTTCTTTTAATGATTGCATTTTTTTTCCTTTGTTAAAACAAGGGGGTTTCCCCCCTTATTTATTTAGTTAAAGTAACTCCGATACTAGGGTGTCTCTTTACTATGTCAATCATTAGCAACCTTTGTTGTATCTCAATCTCATCTAACAATGATTTAGAAACTCTAGTAAATTTTCCGTTTCTATATTCTTGAGACATTTGCAAGAGTGCTGCTTTTGTATTTGCTTTATTTATTAAAGCCATTTTGTTTCTCCTTTGTTTTTAAAGAACTGTAAAACTGTAAGTAGGAATCCCACTTACAAAACCACTCTAACATAAATTAAAACCTTTGTCAAGTTATTTGTATTAATAGATAACACATGGATTTACTTTAATAGTTTATTGGGGGTAAGTAACTTGTAAAAGAACTTGCATTATTGATTAGTTATGGTACTATGTATATGTAGTTTTGATTAACCAACAAAGGAGACAGTTATGAAAAAGTATAACCCTACTGGTGCTTTTATCTGGGTTGCTATAGCACTAGTTGTATTATGGAGAACAGTCAGAATAATCAAAGGAGACTTTAATTAATGGACATATTAAGAAAATGTGAACTAAATGTTATAGCAATAAAATTAGCAGAAGCCAAAAATGTTAAAAATGTATTATTGGCAAGTAGTTGGATTGACAAAGTTAATAAAGAAATTAGAAAATTAAATTCAACAGAAACTACTTATTTGATTGATTCTATAAACAAAATAAGTGAAGGAGAAGTTTAATGACTAAAGAAAGAGCAGAAGCATTAGCTAGATGGAAAGAAGAACACTTTGGTAGCAGTGAAGGTTTTTCAGAAGCGTATGATGTTAAGATTGATTATAAAGAACATCCTGAAGCTTGTTACAATTATGGAGAAGACTATGAATAAAAAACATGGCTCACCATTTGACAGAGGTGGTTCTGATAGTTGGTATCGTAGACCTAAAAAACCACACAAGTGGACATTTGCTGACTCTAGTTTAGGGACAAGGGTAGACACTTTAACTAAAAAAGAAATAGTAGAGTATCATGAAGGTTATGATGATAATGAAAAAAGTGGGGGACACAAAGAATGGAATTAATATTTGATGTTTGGGCAGCGATTGGTCTGTTTGCATTAATTGCTTGTCTGATAGAGAATTTTTTGTTATAATCGGAAAGCTAGGACAGGTTCGTCTAGAATTTGTTTCATGCTCCTTTGTAATGCCACTTTAATCGGTGGCATTTTTTTTATTTACAGGATGGAAAATATTATGTGGTCATGGCACTGGTTCTGTGGTTGTCACTTTGGGTTTGAATGGTATGAAGCTGATAAGTTAGACTCATACTATGAAGATAGTCGCACTAGCAAATTTAATTATTTTATTATAGATGTAGGATTTTTACGAATACAACGATGCGAAAAAATTTAATGACTAACGAGGAAAATAGAAATGAAGAAAGGAAAGAAACCACCGAAGCCAAGATATTGAACAACAAGCTGGAAGAGTTACGCAGATGGTTTGAGTCTGTAGGAGACTGTGTATGAAAGAAAATCGTGGACTTTATGACAACATTCATGCTAAACAAGCAAGAATTAAAAGACAAAAATTAGCAAAGAAAAAAAATCCAAAAGTTAAAGTAGAAAGAATGGCATCAGTTGGTAGCAAAGGTCGACCAACATCAGCAGATTTTGCTAAAGCTGCAAAAACTAGAACAAAGGTGATAGGGTAAATTATGAAAGGGGTAAAGCATTATACTAAAGATGGTAAAGAGTGGAAGGGTAATATGCACAAAATGCCTAATGGCAGTTTGCATACAAACAAGACACATACCAAGACATCACAAAAATTAGTACACTTTAAAGACTTATCTAAAAAAGCTAAAGCCAAAGCATGAAAGACCCAAGAATAGAAAGAGCAGGTGTATCTGGATTTAATAAACCTAAAAGAACTCCAAGCCACAAAACAAAATCTCATGTAGTAGTAGCTAAAGTTGGAGACAAAGTTAAAACAATTAGATTTGGTCAACAAGGTGTTAGTGGTGATAGAAAAATGACAAATAGAGCAAAGTCATTTAAAGCCAGACATGGTAAAAACATTGCAAAAGGAAAAATGTCAGCTGCCTTCTGGGCAAACAAAGTTAAATGGTAAGCAGTTCTTGTAATGGAGTTTGTAGAATTATTGAGGAAAAAGATGGGGTAGCTAGATGTATCTCATGTAAAAGAGACTATGATGACCTAGCTCAATGGTTGTACTTGTCAGAAGAAGCAAGGTTGTATAGAATGAATCAACTAAAAGAGGAGCAATGACCCGTAATGGAGTTGCATAAAAATGGATATAGAAGAAAGAAAAGAGTTAGCTGCTAAACGCAGTTCTGAAGTAAATAAAGGAAATACAAATTCTAGCAAAATCAATAGATTACTTGGAGATACACTTAAACGCAAGTTAATACAAGATGAAGCAAAGAGAGCTAACAAAGTAGTAGATGCTTTATTAACAAAAGCAGAAGATGGCGATGTCCATGCTATTAAAGAAGTGCTAGACAGAAGTGATGGGAAAGTACAACAAGATACTAAAATATCTGGTGACAGTGATGAACCATTAATGATTAAAGTTGTTACTGGTATAGATGACAACGATTAACACAGGTTATATACCCAGAGAACCACAAAGACAAATACATAAGTCTGTAAGAACTAACAGATTTACTGTTGTTGTAGCACACAGAAGAATGGGAAAAACTGTAGGTGCTATTAACCAATTAATACATAGTGCTTTAAATTGCAAACTAAAGAATCCTAGATTTGCTCTAATATCTCCGACATATTCACAGGCAAAAAGAATTGCATGGGATATGCTAACAGAATTTACTAGACCATTAAAAGCTGTAAACAACATTGCAGAGTTGAGGTCAGACTTCATGGGTCGCAGAATAAGTTTATATGGTGCTGATAGTATTGATACACTTCGTGGAATATATCTTGATGGGGTAGTAATTGATGAGTATGCACAAATCAATCCAAGTTTATTTAGTGAAATTATAAGACCAGCAATAGCAGACAGAAAAGGTTTTGTAATGTTTATAGGTACACCAAAAGGTAGAAACCATTTTGCAACGCTGCGAGATAAAGCAATATCTGGTGAGGATGGTTGGAACTTGTTAGAGTTTAAAGCTAGTGAAACAGGTTTAGTAGACCAAGAAGAACTTGATGCAGCTAAAAAAGAAATGGGTGAAGATAAATACTCACAAGAGTTTGAAGTTAATTTCCATACTCCTGTTGAGGGTGCTTACTACGGAACATTAATTAATGACCTAGAATTTAAAGGTCAGATAAGTGATAGTGTATTGCGTGATGATATATGTAAGACATTCGTATCTTGGGATTTAGGTATGGGTGATAGCACTGCAATATTTGTAACACAAATAGTTGGACAAGAAATACATATCATAGACTTTTTAGAAAATCATGGTCAGGGATTAGATTATTATATTAATTGGTTAAGGGATAACCGATACGATACAGCAGAACAGCTACTTCCTCATGATATACAAGTTAGAGAATTAGGCACAGGTAAATCCAGATTAGAAGTATTACAAGAAGCTAGGTTAAATTGTAGGGTTGTAGCAAAGCTAGGTGTAGATGATGGCATACAAGCTGTTAGAAGAATACTACCTAGATGTTGGTTTAATACAAAAGTAAAAGATGCAGTAGATTTATTAAGAAACTATCGTAGGCAATATGATGAAAAGCGTGATGTTTTCTTTGATAAACCTGTGCATGATTTTACAAGCCACGCTGCTGACTCTTTTAGATATTTAGCTGTAGGATTAAATGAAACAGATGATGGCTGGGATAAACCACTAGAGATTAACAAACAATGGATAGTATAAATGGCATACGATAAGAAAAAAATGAAAGTAGATGAAAGTGACAATAGAGAATTAGTTAATATTATTGGCGACCATATTGATGACTCGTTAGGCTTTATTGCAACCGAAACTCAATTACAAAGGGCATCTGCATTAGACTATTATATGAGAGAGCCTTATGGAAATGAGGTAGAGGGTCGTAGTCAAATAGTAACAGCAGAGGTTGCAGAGGCTGTAGATGGAGCATTGCCGCAACTTATCAAGGTCTTTACACAATCACAAAAAGCAGTAGTATTTGAACCAGTTAATGAGGGTGATGGTGAGATGGCTGAACAAGCTACAAATTATGTAAACCACATTTTTTATAAAGACAACAATGGTTTTGAATTGTTGCACGATATGTTTTGGGATGCACTGTGTCAAAAAGTAGGAGTACTTAAATGCTACTGGGATGACAAAAAAGATGTAACCAAAGAAAAATACGAAATGCTTACTGAAGATGAACTTGCTATGATTATGCAAGATGAAGAGGTAGAGGTTGTTTCTCAAGAACAGTATGAAGAAGTTATAGAACAAGACCCACAACCAGCAGTAGACCAGATGGGTCAGCCAATGATGGATGAGATGGGTATGCCAATGATGATGGAGACACCACCAATCATTAATGTTTATTATAATATTAAGGTAGCCAGAACAAAAGATTATTCTAAAGTTAAAATAGAATCAGTTGCTCCAGAAGAATTTTTAATAGACAAAAGTGCTATTAATATTGAAGATGCTGATTTTGTAGCAGAAAGAAGTTTAGTAACTCGTAGTGATTTAATAGCAATGGGATATGACAAAGATGTTGTTGCAGAATTATCTACTGGAGATTTATTAGACTTTACTCCAGAAAGGGTAGCAAGGTTTGGTGCAGGTGAGCAACCCTTTGATAATAACAACTCTGATAATGAAAGTATGCAGCGTGTTGAGTATTACGAATGTTATGTTCGTGCAGATTTGGATGGTGATGGCATAGCAGAACGACATAGAGTTTGTTACGCTGACAACAAAGTGCTTATGCACGAAGAATGTGACTATCAACCATTCCATAGTGTATGCCCATTCCCAATACCACATAAATTCTTTGGTGAATCATTAGCTGACAGAACTATGGATTTACAATTAATTAAATCTACTATTACTAGACAGATGCTAGACAATCTTTACTTAACTAACAACTATCGTGTAGGAGCAGTAGAAGGACAGGTTAATCTTGATGATTTACTAACATCTACCGCAGGTGGTGTTATTCGCATTAAAAACCCA